TCTTATTAAGTTCTTAGACACCACGAATAGCAATCCAGCACGTACTTCTTCCACTTCAGGGAAGTGTTTGAAGGTAGCTAGAGCCATGAGTTCTAACTGACCTTTATCGGCATACTTAGCGGACTTCCCTGTTTTGTAATCTACAACCCATGCTAGATCATCATCTAGAATTATTAAATCCGCTACACCGCGAAACCAAACTCCCTTGTCGTAAAACCCACAAGGCTTTAAATCTTTAGTTAATCCGAGCTTATACTCGCATAGCTTCTCGCCTTGTTTAGCTTGTAGGCTATCCAACGCACCAACAGCGTAATCAAACCTTTCCGGCATAGGAGCGCAATCTCTTATATAATGTTCAGCCGCCTTATGAAACTGGTTTCCATACAGCATAGCTTCAGTTTGCCGCATTGGGTATTCTTTTAATATTTTCTCATGGTAAAACTGCTTCGGACATTGATCGAAGGCTTTAATTTTACTAAAGGACCACGGGGCTATACTCATTTTGTTTCCTGTAGTGGCTTTTCGTACTCCATACCAAACAGAGCATCGATGGCCGGAAGTAATCTATATAGCAACAGCCAGCGGGGGATTGCGTTATATATATTCATTGGGGGATAAGCTCTGGTTATCTTAGTTACTTGACTAATTGATAAGTTATATTCAACCGCTAACTTTACGTGAGAGGTCTTAAATTCGTAAAATTTGTACCGTATCTGATTGTTACGTTCAAAATGACGTTCGTTCGGTATGCAGATCATTCACATTCTCCATAAGACTTACCTACCCCTGATTCACAGTCAATCGGGAGTCCTTCTGCCCATTGAGGTATCATACGCATACAAGTTTCTACGTAATCTCGAGCAGTAGTTACTTCCTCATCACGTACACAGCATACAATGGAGTCGTGTACGGTTAAAACAACTTTGTATTTCTTAGATACTTCCAGCATTTGATAACCAATTATGCACCGTGCTAGAGCTTGGCATACGTTCTCTATAACCTTACCGCCATAGATACGAGTGCGTCCTCGCCTTGTTTGATAAGTATATTCGATACCCATCTCCCCCTGCTCGCCAAGTAAATCACTATATCTAAGTAATAATCCAGATGGTAACCGGAGCGCGCACTTATCTAGATCAACCTGTAATAAGTTATTACGCCCTAAAGGTAATGCGTCACCACGAGAGAGGTACACTATTGTATTCTGAGCCGCTTTCCATAAGTTATAGATATCCCGATTGGCTTCCCTATAAATCTTTATGACCCTTGCGGCTTCCGACTCACCTATATCCGTACCAAAGTTCTTTAGTTGTTCACGGAACCGTACCGCGCCCATACCATAGCCAGCCCCAAGTATAGTAGTCTTACCAACAAAACGCTGTTCAGAGGTAACGTCTTCTTCTGGAACACCATATATGCGAGATGCCATCTTTATATAAACATCTTCATCGTTAGCGAAAGCATCGACAAGGTTCTCTTGCCCCGCCAACCACGCAAGCACACGTGCTTCTATCTGCGAAGAATCAGCTTCTATCAGGGTGTACCCTTCGGGAGCTATTATGCTCTTCTTTAATTTCTTCCCTGCAACCCCCCTGCTAGGTAGGTTTTGCAAGTTTATCTTATCATCACCACCCCACCTACCAGTATGCGCGGCATAGTATTTAACAGGCACGGGCAGTAGTCCACGCTTGGATATATCTATAAATCGTTGCGTCCTAGTTTCTTCTAGAGTGCTTTTGTTACCTAGCCTAGCGGCTACTAAAGATTGTACCTGTGGGTCTTCGTGGTCACTCAAAGCCTTAAACTCTTGGTCGGTCTTAGCGAAAGCAAATGTTTCCTTGCCCGTAGTAGGGCTTATCTTCATCGGAGGTATTACCCCTAGACCTTCTAGCAGGGTAGCGAATTTGGCATTGCTCATAAGGTCTTTCTTGTCTACCCCTGCTGAGACAAGTAGCTTGTCCTTGTAGTCACGTGTTTCTATAAGATGTTGTTCTAGTAACCCTAGGTCTAAATCTAAGGTGGGTTCTATGAACATACGTAGACTTATATCTATTAGCTTTAGTTCTTCCCTTGGAAAATTAGGGGCAAATACTTTGAACAGATCATACGTAAGATCAACGTCATTAGTACAGTAGTCCCCGTATTTAGAAAGTTCTTCAGAGGTAAAGTCGGCACGGTGCTTTCCTAATGCGTCTTCTACCGCAGTACCTTTAGCCCCAAGAGAATACCTCTCAGCCAAAGCCCGAAGGCTTCCACTGACTTCCACCCCATCCATAGCACGGGCAATACAAAGAGTATCGGCATATACGCGAGGAGTAATATCAAAAAGCCAATTAGCAATGGCCCCATCAAAAACAGTGTTATGAGCAAGGAACATAGCCCCGCCCCAATCAAACGTATGTAGGAAGTCTCTAATTTGTTGTCTTGATCCACTGGCCCACTCCGTTGTATTGTTGTTGACCTTAACCCCTACACCAATAACCTCAAAGCGAGGGTCGCGCACGTATTCTTCGGTGGTCATCTTGGACAGTGAAAACTCTCTGTCATAGTAAGTCTCAAAGTCTACTGTTATGAGGTCCATGCTACTTAACCTTGGACGCTAGTGGGAAGTATGGCTCTGTACGATCTTCACAGGCTAACTCGCCACCACAAGCCATGTATCCGCAACCATCTACCCAGTTGTCAGCATTACTTGCGCTACTTTTTAACCTAGCGATCTTCAGCAATGACATCATAATAGCTACATCAACAGCGGTTACCTTTGTCTCAAGATGTTCTGACCAATAGCTAGCAATCGTAGTGAAGTTATCCTTCATGTTTCCATGCTGTTCGGCTCGGTCTTGAGTAATATATTTTTCAGCGGTACGTAGTATCTCCGCACGTTTCAGAGTGCGGGTAAGCGGTGGGTCAAACGGTAGTTCCAATTGTTCTCCCATTTTATTCTCCTTTATTTTGGTAGTTTTAATTTCCATAGAATGTATGGCTCATCGCACGTGCCATCACACATTTGAGCAGGGATAGACTTTGCGTTGGGGTCAAGCGGTGACTTACCAACGTAGTGCCACTCGGCACCTTGCTGTATCTGTTCTTCAGCAACATCAAAAAATTCTTTGTTGTCAGCTATAAACAAACCCCCAAAAGACATAACTAAAACTGTAATTAATTCCATTAACTCTTCCTTCCTTACTATCTACAAAAAGCCATTAACTTTAACATCTGAGTTACTTCCCCCATATTCTCCTCATTCACAACTGCTTGAAAACCCCCTGCACGCTGTATATCTCGTAAGTTATTCTCCTGTAGGGCGGTGGGAGTGTTCTTACCCGCCTTACATTCTATCCCGAAGAACATTCCTTTATAGCATCCCACTATATCCGGCACGCCACCTTTACCGTACCCACCTGTAGCAGGGAAAAAGTAGTAGGCTCTTAGTTCTTTAAGTTGTTTCACTACGACCTTTTTAACTTTTGCTTCTGGTGTCATCGCCATTATAAAAAACCTTACTTACCGTTTTCCGTGTAGTTTACTCCACATATAGCTGTCAAACTTGGCAGCATAGTGGCTAATGCGTAGCAATATTTTTCTTATCATAGCGAAGTCCTTTTAAATTTTTGTATGGTGTTCCAATGAATAACTTTGCGGTCACTTTTTAAAATAACATCCTCGAACATCTGGCCTTTCATCTTCTTCGCTATGCTTTCCTCACGCTCCTTAGCGTTCTTAATATGCTTGGGCCATCCAGAGTTATCTTTTTTTGTTCTTCTTGGCATCTAATCCCACCTATAAAAAATATGGTTCTCAATTCTTACCACTCTTGTCTTTGACTTAGCCCAGCTTGGATGCACATCAATCGAATGGTAGTGCGTTGCTCCGTCTGTTGGGTCAAACCAAACACCACCAAGTATGTTACTAGCAACATCCATTGCGTATCTAAATGCAGCCTCGTCAGTGGGAACGTCAGACTTGCCATCACAATAGAAAGAAAATTGGCACTTGTTTCTGCGAACTATGCTGGCAGTAGTACTGCCGAGTTTCCCTTGTGTAACGACCTCACACACATCATCAGGATACCTATCATCCATAACCCTGTTAACAATTACGTTTGCCACAGCAATCTGACCAGCCAGTGGCTCGGCTCTTGCCTCGAAGTAGATAGCGACTGCCATACAAGCTAATGCAGAAAGCATAGTCCTCTCCTTATTCAATCCCCCGCACCGGAAACACTGAGCTAAAGATGCCGACAGTGCGGGGGTAGGCTGGGTATCAGCCTAAGCTCTCAAAACATACACTATCTGTCGTACTAACTCTGTACTAATAAGTCAAATATATTTTATATATTATTTTTGTAGGGTGAGCCATACGGAATTATCTAATTTCTATATTTTGCTCACAGACAACTCAGATTGCAATGTAATAGAGATATATGGATGTTATATGCCAGTTTGGGGGGTGGGCGGTCAGGTCGGACAGAGGTGGGGAGAGGGTCCAGATCGGTTTTTCGGCCTATCTCGTGGGTAAAAAAGGGGGCTTTTTCTCTATCATATGCGACAGGGATCGAGCTTCAACAGTGACAAGGCTCGACATGCACAGCCGTGTCGCCGTTGAGGGCAAAAGCTAAGTCATTGATATCATTGATCTTTATCGTTGTAATCGCATAACCATTATTATGGAAA